AATTGATTGTGATTACATTGTTTGTATCAGCACTTGGAAACTCAGATAGATTATAATCAAGATCTGTTGAATTTGTTGTAACTGATATTGTTTTTGGTGGATCAACTTGCAAACCACCAGGAACAATTAGTCTATTAAAATCATCTCTAACTTCTATTGTCTCATAATGATGAACTTCTCCTATAGTTTCATCGTCACCATATTTGTCTAAAAGATACTTATAGAGACTATTATTGTCTAAAGGCCATTGATCATTTAAATTTGTGATATTATTTGCAATTAAAATGACCCAATCAAGATCAGAATTGTTATAAACTTTTTGTGCTACTTGGTCTGGTCTTTCATTATCTGTAATTTGATAATATTCAAATGCTGTAACTGCATTGGCAATATCTTCTCTAAGTTTTGGTCTTTTGAATAGATTTTTTGTGATTATATAATCATCATTGAAACTTTGATTTGGAAAGTTTGAGATATACTCAAAATTGGGAAGTTCTCTAAAGTATGACATATCAGTATCCTATATCGTCGTCGGTAATTTTTGCATAATCATTAGATAAACCATCAAAGATTTTATCTTGATAATCACTTTCATAAATTGGTTCAATTTCTTGAAATCCTAGTGTCATTGTATATGAAACAGGTTGCCCTTCTTCATATGCAGACCATTGACCATCAGGTGCATAATTTACCGACACTCCTTGAAGAGCACATATTTTAAATTTATTTACCCCTTCAATTGGTTTTTTTCCTGTTGTTCTGTACTCTAATTTAAATACATTTGGAGATCCAAGAAAAACTGATCCTTGCCCAGCACCTCCTGATGCATTTAGCTTTCTAGCAGCACTTCCTTGCTTGAAGAATCTAATAATTCTTCTTACGTCCTTTGCTTCTTCTTCACTTCTTGGACTGAAACGATACGCAAATTGGAATTGACGGAGAGTTGGACCTCTGAATAATAATTCAAGATTTGAATTGGGAACTATGCCAGCACCCCTTGCCAAAATACTTTCTGGGGAAACTTCAAATTGAGCATTCTTTAATATCATTGCCATTAATGCTGTTTTCACTTCTGGCATATTTAAGTCCGCACCTGCTTGTTTTAATAATGCTGCTTGATTTATAGCACCTGTAGGTAATGAAAGTCCTGCCTTTGTTTGTGCGAGTGCATTGGTAAATCCAACTAAAGCTTGTTGAAGTCCAGTTCCAAATAAATTTTGCCCAACAGCACCAGTCACTGCCGTTGTCATATTATTCATTCTATCATCTCCCCATTCTACATTATTTGAGTCTGATATTCCTGCGGGGATTGGTAAAATTACGGAACCTATAGAATCTTTTAATAGGGCACTATTTCTTTGAACTCCTTTTGTAAATATATCTGCAATATTTACAGGTGTTGTGCCTGGTTTCGGATCAAATAAGTCTCCAAGAGGTGGACGATACCTAAACATTTCAATATGGAGGGTATCTTGTTGATTTTCTAGTATATCTTTTGGGTATTTCAGTACACCTTTAAATAACTTATCTTCATTTACACTTTCAAATTTTTTATAATTTCCTAGATTAAGTCCCGGATCAAAGAAGTTTCCTTGTCCCAGTGGAGCAGACAATGCCGTACCAATTCCAGGAATTGAAGGTGGTGGACCTGATCCTACTGGAGCATTATAAACACGAAATTTATCTTTATTTTCTGGTTTTGCTGCAGTATTAACCACATTACCTTTTGCTGTTCCACCTCTTGTTTGAAATGCAGCATAAACTTTTTTATTAATATCAATTGATAAATCTTTTGCTAATTGTGTTGGTCTATTTGGATCACCATCTACAAATAGTTTTGGATCTTTTATTGCATCGGAATACCAAACACCATTAGAAAAATACACAGAAGGACTTAAAAGGGATAAACCTTTTAGTTCATAATCTCCTGTCTTATAATTGTAATTTATGCCAAGTTTTATTTCTCCAAATGAACCTGGAGGGGTGGATCTATAAAAATCTTCATCTAGAGTAATCCAAGACATTTATGGTGCGTCCCAAACTTTAGTTTTAAATACAGGTTGTCCTCTTCTATCAACAAATTTCTCTGTAGGAAGTAAGGATACTCCTCCCCATTCTCCTTCAGGCACTTTGAAGAAATCACTTACTACTCCAGAGAAGAGATATTTATGTAAAGTTTTCTTGGGTGCATTTACAATACCTGATTTATTTAGATAAGAATTTGCAACTGCTTCACGATATTTTGGTGTCAGATAATGAAGGTTTGAACCCAAAAAAGAACCTTCTCTTGGATTTACTTCAATAATATAAGATAAAGGATGCATATCCCAATAATCATATCGTTGTGGGTATTTGGCACTATACATAAAAAATACCAAATCCCCTGGAATAATAAAACTTGTATCCAATTGATTGATATTTTTTTTATTATATTCTAATAAAGAATTCATTAAAGAATTCACATACCAACTAGTGCTTTTATATTTTCCTCCTGTTTCTTTGATAATTTCTTCTGCTATCATTTGATGGAAATTCCTAAATCTTTTTCTGTCAGCACACGAAACTCATAATTTCTATCAGCACAATATTCTCTTGCTGCTTCCCATTTTGCTTGATTGACTGCCCAAGTTTTGACTGCATATGCCCAAGATTTTGTTTTTCTTTTTGGATTTGTTTCTGGCATTTTTAAATCTTTTTGTGGTTTAATTTCGACAACTAGATGTCTATTATTTCCATTCTTATCTTTATACTTAACAAAGAAGTCTGGGAAGTATCTATGAACTTTATTGTCTATTGGAGAACGATATGGGATCCAAAATTCTTCAGACTTCCAAGTATTTACACTTTCAGTTAAGTCACAATATTGCATAAACTTTAATTCATATGATGACCTATAAACTATATTTGTTGGGTCACCATTATATTTTTCTGGGTTTTGTGGTCTGTATTTTCCTTGTCTATATTTACTATCTTCGTTACGAGGCATACATATTATATAATCTTAATCGTATTTATAAATGGCATCAAGAGGACCAGGAGCAGGACAACCTGAAGTTGGTTTTTTGTATAAGACAACAGATGAAGCAAGAAAAATCTTTGGTAAATTATCTCTCACTAGTCAATTTAAAGTATCATTGCACTTGACTAATAATGATGTTAATTTGATGGGATGGTTGAAAAAAGCTGAAATTACAGATAATTTAGAAGTCTCAAATTTATTTGATTTTTATTGTGCAGAGACTTCACTTCCTGGTGCAACTTTTGATGTCACAGAGGAGATTGGGTCACGTCAAGGGGTGATAGAAAGATTTCCAACTAAAAGAGTTTATCCTGATGTGACGATGACTTTCTATGTTGACTATGATTATAAACTTATTCGTCTTTTTGAGGAATGGATGAATTATATCAATCCCATTTATACAGATGACGGAGAGTTTCAACCAAATCCGAAAGGACAGGGAGACGCAAAAAATCGTTCAGACTTTTTTAGACTTAAATATCCAGATACATATAAGAGAATTATATCAATTGTAAAATTTGAAAGAGATTTAAATAAAACTAATGATGTACCAAGAATAACCTATCGTTTAATTGATGCATTTCCTACAAACATAGCAGCGATGCCAGTAACTTATGAAGGAAGTACAATCACTAAAACAATAGTTACTTTTAGTTATTCACGTTATGTAATTGAAAAACACAAAGCAAGGACGTAAATAAATAAAAGCACTGAACTATTGAATTATGCCATTACCTAAGATTTCTACACCAACGTATGAATTGGTTTTACCCTCAACTGGAAAAACAATTAAATACAGACCATTTTTAGTTAAAGAAGAAAAAATATTAATTCTTGCTCTTGAAAGCCAAGATACAAAAGAAATTACAAATGCAATTAAACAAGTATTAAAGGATTGCATTTTAACCAAAGGAGTTAAAGTAGAGGAACTTCCAACTTTTGACATTGAATATTTGTTCTTAAATCTTCGTTCAAAGTCTGTTGGTGAATCTATTGATTTGATTATTACTTGCAGTGATGATATGGAAACCCAAGTTCCAGTCACAATTTATATTGATGAAATTCAAGTTCAAAAAGAAGAAGGTCATAGTATTGATATCAATCTTGATGGAAATTTAACTTTAAGAATGAAGTATCCATCTTTAGATCAGTTTATTAAAAATAATTTTGATTTTAGTACAGAACAGAGTGCATCAAATATTGAAAAGTCATTAGATATTATTGCTTCTTGTATTGATATAATATTCAGTGCAGAAGAGAGTTGGGCAGCATCTGATTGCACAAAGAAAGAATTAGTTTCTTGGATTGAATCATTAGATTCAAATCAATTTAAACAAATTGAAAACTTTTTTAGTACAATGCCAAAACTTGCTCATAAAGTAAAAGTCAAGAATCCAAAGACAGGAGTTGAAAGTGAAGTTACGTTGGAGGGGTTAACATCTTTTTTCGGTTGAGTATGGCATATATGGAATTGGAGGCATATTTTAGAATTAACTTCGCATTACTTCAATTTCATAAATGGCCGATTGGTGATGTTGGAAATATGATCCCTTGGGAAAGAGATATCTACTTAACACTTCTTCAACAACATATTGAAGATGAGAAATTAAAACAACAAAATGCTCAATAAATAATTTCAAAAGAAAAAAGTAAGATGGCAATAGGTTCGGTTCTGAACCCAGAAAAAATAGTAGGTAAACAGAATACAAACCAACAACTTGCTAGAAATTTTATTTCTGGTGGGTCTTTTCTTGGGACATCTTCAATTGCTTCTGCTGCAAATAAAATAGTAGGATTTCAGAGGGGTACTGCAAAACCAGTTCCATCTTCAGTAGATTCAATTGTAAGTACTATTTCTACAAATATTACAAATAATATAACAGGTACTTTAAATAATACTCTTCAGAGTTTTACCTCAGATTATAAGAAAAGAGTATCTGACGTTGATTCTGCAAAACCAACTAGCATTATAAGTAAATTTTTAACTACTTATAAAAATGTAACACAATTTATTCAGTTTTTTGGGAACAAAAAATTTGTGAATGGAATAAGTGATAATTTAAAAAGTCTTTCAAAATCATTTACTGAAAGTTTTGAAGTT